TTTTGAATATCAAGCCATTGGCCAGTGTCGGTCGATGTGCGAATGTCATCTTCTTGGAAGGTGGACATTACACAGACATAGGTTTCTTCACCGTTGAATTTGCAAGGTTGCAAAACAGGTACACCCGTAGCACCACCGCCTTGAGAGTCGGCTTGGCTTTTTGCTCGGTCAATCAAGCCCAAGCTCATTCTGTCAGCCGCTTGGTTTTGAATGTTGCCAAACGCAGTAGCCGCACCACCGTACAAAACGTGGTTTGCATCAGGAGTGGTCAGTGCATTGTTTGCACGGCCCGCGTAGTTCAGCGGAAGAATGTAGTTTGGATTGATGCCGCGATTACCTGACAGGTAAATAAACAGCAATTCATCAAACAAGCGACCCCACCAACTAGACTGCTGGCGTTTTGCGGTTTCGCGCAGATTGTGCAAAGTACGCTTGCGCGTCATTTTGCCACCGGTATTAACGCCGGCTCTCGCCTGGTCAATATACACGGTGTCCGTGTAGAACTTTTGCGCTTCCTCTTTGCCTTCCAGAATGTCCTCACCCTCAACAGGAGCCATTTTCAGCTCTGCCAACAAGTCGTAGGAAATCATTTCACCGGCATCAGATTCCAGATCGGTAAGGATCTGGATGGGCATTTCAGAGTCTTGACCCTTGCCCATGAAGCGTTGATTGAAATAAGACTTTTGGCTGGTGTCTACCGCCAAAAGGCCAGACCAACGTTTTACGGCCTTAGCATCGTTAAGGCCGACAATTGTACGTGCCATTTTAGTACCTCATAAAGTTGTTAACTTCGGAGGCACTCTTGCGCGTCCAATCAAACGTGTTGAGTTCTTATGAACCGGAACACCTGCAAACGGACCATTCCATTTACATAGCCTAAATGGTGCGAGGTTAGTCGCTACAGATCAATTTTTGATTAACCTTTGTTTCAGCTCGTAACCCATTAACGGCCACATCTTTTGCACCGCATTACTGCGAGCAATCTTTCTGCCGATTTCTGCATCAAAGTTTTCAGGGGAGGCACAAGCTGACTCGCCGGTTACTGTGAAGCCATTACGAAGAACCAGCACGCAGAAAGTCAGTAGATCAACTGCGGTTGATGTTGCTTGCCAAGCTGGGCCACCTTGATACACATGAACAAGCGCATCACCAGCAGTGAAGTAGTGTTCTTCTTTAATATTCGCCTCAATATCAGCGGGCGTTACACGCGGAGCTGTTAAGCCTTTTTCGATGATTTCTTGTTCAATTTCACTATCACTCATGGGTTGATTCCTGCTTTGTTAGTTTTATTTCGGTTTCCTTTGGTGCGGAAAACCTGAGTCTGGCAAGCTTGCCCGATTTATGAACCAGCTCGATCTTCATTTTTTCCGCGCCAATGGTGATGACTTCACCAGGCTTTATGTCTAAAGTCAGTGTTGTATCCATTATTGTCTTAAATAGGCTTCGCGGTCCGATGGTGACATTTTGGCTAAAGCTGCTTCAAGGTCTAAGCCATCGAGCCTGTCTAATGATGCAAACTTGTTTGAAAACTCTTCCGTATCGCTGCCGCCCGGTACATGCGCCAGGGTTCTAGGCAAATCATCAATCGGAGGCTTGCGATTTTGCTTGGTGGTTTTGGTGCTTGGTACTGAGTCTTGAACACCATGCAGCGCCTTAACCATGCCATGCGCTTGATCCAAAAACCAGCGCATAGGCTTGGTTTCGTTTTCAGGTCTGCTTGCAAGGGTTTTAACAAACAAATCTAAATCAGCCTGTTTTGCTGCGTCTGTTTTGTAGTTAATACCGCCCGCTTTGGCAACGTCATTTGTGAAACTTAAAACAGTATCAGTCCACGCTTGAGCCGCTGTTTGCTCGCTCATTTCGCTGGAGATTTCCGCCTTGATGATTGCTCTGTCAAGTAGCTTTTCACGTTCGCTTAATGACTCGCGCTGATCTTCATACTGATCAAAATCAATATCACCGTTTTTGTAGGCTGTCAGCAGTTCTTGCCGTTCGGCTTTTAACGCATCGACCTGGTCCTTGAAGTCGTCAGGCAACTTGGATTCAAATGCAGGCTGTTTTGCGCTGGGCTTTTCTTCTGCGGGGCTTTCGATTGGCTCGTCACCAACCGCGGGATCTGTTTCGGTATTTTCTGTCTGAGCTTCCTGCTCAATGTCGTCGTCATCATCTTCATCAATGTCGTCAGCTTCTTCCGCTTGACGCATTGTGATCAGTTCTTCGGGAGAAGGATCGTCGTTGATTGCGTCGATTTCTTCTTGTGTGAGGGTTGAGTAGTCTTGTTCTTCGGCACTCATGCGCTTTACCTATGAGATTGTAAAGCGCCTATGGTGTGAGGTTAGTCGGTTGAAGTCTTTTAATTTGTCGCGTAATAGTCACCCGTAAGCAACTGCTTTGCTACTCGCTTTGCCCTGGCTGGGGTTTGCTTTGCCCACTGGCTATCGAGTGCTGCATCATGCGCCTTTAACCAGTCGCATTTTAATAAGTATTCCCGCATCTTTTTGAAGCCCAAAAAGCCATCAATACCCATCTGGAAAGCCATATTAATACACGCATCACGCCGAGCAGGGGTTAATAAGCTCATGCCATGCCATGCTGCGTGGAGTTGTTCGGATGTGCGGCATAGGTCATCAAACAGGATCGCCTCCGCCTGGTCCTTTGTTATTTCTAGCGGTATTTGATTTCCTTCAAAGTGCGGCCTTGCGTCTAATGAATGTCCAAACCCTATAGTGAGTTTTCCTGCCGTACAGTGATACGCTTTTAAGCGCAGCCCTTCTTCCTGCTTCACTTGCTCTATCAACTCGTCGCTAATCATTTTTAACGCCTTTTGTGGATGATTAAGGTCATCCACTCGATTGAACTGTTTTTAAAAAACTCGCTTACCCCGAGCCAGCTAAAACAGCTAAATTCAACCGAGCGGTGATTAATACTTAATTTGGCGTTTAGGCTGGTGATTGCTCAACCAACTTAACACCCAGCTTGGTTAGAATGCCGAGAATTTCCATTTGCTGATAATTTGGAACAGACGGATCGAACTCAATATCAATCGATACCAGGCCATTTGAAAAGTCACCACTAGACGAGTCTGTCACCGTAATATTGCCGTTCAATGCTGCTGCGGGATTATACAGGCCGACAATATCGCCGGAGGCACGCTTATCCGCGACATGCGCTGTAAACGCTGCTTGGATAGCATCCAGCAAGGACGCTTGCTCGATATTGCTGACTTCCTCACTAAAGCTAAGCTTCAGCGACAGCAAGGGAATGCCGGCCAACACGGTGATGAAACTGATCAGTAAAAAGTTTGCTGCATTGAATACAGATTTTGCCATGATTAAAAACTCCAAAAATTAGCACCACTTGAAAGGTATTTGCCTGGTGCAATAGGCAAAATCAATTAACCGATTTGATGTTGAACCATAAGCGAATAGACCGCGGCGAAACCCGTAAGGCAGATAAGCAAAATGAAGAATAAGATGGCCGTCGCTGCCGCTTTAGCTGCACGTTCAACTTCTCGATTATTTCTTTTTGCGCGTCGATAAACTCTAACAGACATGCTCTCTCCGTTTTGTAAACACTCAGTTTTGCGATTAAATCTTTGTTGACTTCATTTAAGTCACGCATCGGGGTTATGTTATTTGCGTAATTAAATAATGAATGTAGACAGCGCCAGCCCAGCCAATGAACAGAACACCCATGGCAACCATCAGCTTCCATCTATCCGTCCTGTCTGACGCTCTTCTGCCCACATGACGGCGCTCGTTTATGCAGCGACTCATTTCAGCGCCTCGTCTGTCATTTTGTCGATCACTCGCTTGGGGACCACTTTTAAGGCTTGGATGGTTTCCTCTGCAAAGCAGGCAAAAAAACCCGCAAGCACAATCGCCGGATGGCTTGGGATGGTCATCCAGGCTGCGACACTTACCATCATGAACGAGATCCCGGTTGCCATAAATAGAAACCGCATCCATCGCCTAAAGCACACAGAATGAGAGCTGCCGCACTGATCCTCAAAAGCTGTTCGCGTAAAGCTGGCCACAAACGCAATGATTAAAGCCCCGCAATACGGGCCAGAAATAAACGTCCCGACTAAGCCAGCGCTGATAGCCAGTATGGATTCAGTTACTGGTGATGCCATGCTGTAAATCCCTGCATTTAAGCGTCTATATCCGACATTACTTACGGTCAGGTATAGTGAATTTCATGTAGCTACTGACACCAGCACCAAGCAACAGCAGCGTTTCAATAGCTCGTGAGTCAGCACCGTTGATGATTAAGCCCAGTCCGATGATAAAAATTACCAGCCCAACAGCTCCGCGTCTTGTGCTTGCTTCGCTCCAATTGATGTTCATGGCTTACCCTGCGTTAATGGCTAATAATTCAGAATATATGGCATTAGCTATTGCTAAGGCTCCCGCTTCATTAACATGTAAAAAATTTGGCGATTCGCCGGATACCTGATAAATCGGATTTATCACATATCGGTTAGTAGGGTCGGCTAACAGATTTGATATTTTCAGAAGCGTAATACCATTACTAACACAATAGTTTTCTAACCACGTGTTGTACTGTTCCCACATTAGTAATTTCACTGGATTGGTATTGAATGTGATGTACGGTGCAACATCGAGCACAATTAAATGACAGCCAGCAGCTAATGATTTTTCAATGCGTGATATTTGCGCTGTCTTTAAATTAGCTAATGTAACTGAGGTATTAATGTCATTTACCCCACCTTGCAAAATAACGCAATCATAGTAATCAGCAGCTAAACCAGCAGCAAAAGCAGGTTCTAACACTCCGTGAATTGTTGCGCCGCTTACTCCAACTGACCTAACCACAATCTCACCCAAATTGTTGAGTAAGTTTGGAAAATCGGCATTGTCATTACTGTATGAATCACCCTGAACCAATACATAATTGACTCTGTTTGGTTGGATAGTAGTAACTGCGCCAGTAGCTTGAACTACAATATTAGCAGCACCAACACTGTTATTCGGCGCATTCCAAATAACTCTATCTCTTGGGGTATAGTCAGAGAACCTAGTTGGGTTGTCTGTTATATCCTCAAGCATTGGCGCTCGTAGTGTAATGTTACCAGCCGCAGTTAATGCCCCGTTGTTCCCTAATCCAAATCGAATTAACCGCCCGGCTGTTGTCACTGTCGGAGTGAAAATAATAACGTACCGGCCTGATGTAGCGGGCGATAGCGTCACTGTGCCCGTTGCTGTGCCAGTGTAGTTAATGATATCAGCAGGTAAAGGAGTGCCGCTGTTGACTGTTATGTTTATCGATAATGCGTATGTTCTGCCAACAACAAGATGATCGGCAGCTCTTGAAAAAAACGCTCTGCCACCAATCGGTACGTCTAGCGTTACGGTATCATCAGTAAATGTTGTCGTCGAAAATGTACGTGTTGCCCCACCACTTAAAAACGGAGCCGACCAATCACCGTTCCAAGTTGACGCGGCATTTGCTACGCCGAAAGCTGACTGTGAAAGTGATATTCTGTTAGTTAGACGGGGCAAATAATCTTTTCCATTTGTCGGGTACAGAACAGAACCACCCGAACCGCCGCCAGCCCCACCACTAGCCGAAATCGTCACCCCATCAGACCAATACAGCACCCCATCAATCCAAACCGGACCAGGATTACCAGCAGCACCGCCAGCGGTTGTAAATGCGGCCATATCAACAAACGATTTGTAGCTATGCGTTTGCGCGGCTAGTCTTAACTGTGCTGCGCTGACTGTTTTTTGTACTGTTTCGGTGCCTGTTACGATGACAGGGTCAGTTTGGGCAGCGGGCAATGCGCTTGCATCAGCCTTTAACGCAAGACTTGCTGTTGTTGCTGAAGCATCAGCTTTCAGCGCCAGACTTGCTGTGACCGCTGAAGCATCGGCCTTTAG